GTCAGGTGATTCACCCTCACTGACCGGCGTGCCGCCCTGGCGCGGGGCGCATTCGGTTGTTAACTGGCTTTCTTTTTCGGGCGTCCACGTTTTGCCGGTGTCACGCTCCGGGTCTTACGCGGGGCGCGGGTGACCGCTTTGGGCTGCGGCTCCGGCTTCGGTTTCAGCTCCCGCTCCAGTCGTTCAATCTCTTTTTTGACGCCTGCCTGACAGTCGAGCTGTGTCGCACGTTGCAGGTGAGCCAGCGCACCGGCGGCATCACCAGCGTCACGCAGAAACAGACCGGTGATTTTGTGCAGCTTTGCGCGCACTTCATCAGGCATGTCAGCCGTGGCGGTCAGTTCAAGGGTCTCCGTCAGCAGGCGGATATCCACAGATTCACCGGCAGCGTGGGCACGCATGGCCGCGAGTGCGACCTCCTCGGTGAACATGTACGGCGGGGTGCGGCGGTGTTTACCCGGCATGGTCAGACCGTACTTCAGGGCATAACGGGCAATCTCCAGCGCACCGGCAATATCGCCGGTATCCAGACGCCACAGCATGACCGTCATCAGAATGTCATCCTGTGCACCTTTGCCCTGCTCCAGCACACCGTTCACCCACGGCAACCAGAACGGCAGCAGTTCGCGCTTTTTCGCGGCCTTAAGCTCTTTTGAATAAATCGCTTTCAGTGTGCGCTGGTCTGCGGCCAGCTTGACCAGCATCTGCTCATAGACAGTTGCATGTCGCAGCGGGGCGGCTTCCCGCTGCGCGGTCATCGCTGCCGAGACCCGCATCATGTGGCGCTGTGCGGGACTCGTCATCGGTTACGCTCCCGGCTCTGCGGTCGCCTTAGCCGGTGTGGAGAAATCACCGACCTTGATTTTTTCCACCAGACAACCGGCGGCGTAGTCTTCCACCACGTAATCAATGTTCATTGACTCGTAGTTCTCCACGCGGTCGAGTTTCGGGTTTTCCACAATCACGCGGCGATGGCTGTCATCCATGTAGTAGATAGACAGGTTTTCCAGCTTCGTGATGAGCATCGCATCCGCCGGGAAGTACGGGACGCGTACCGCTGGCAGGTTACCGATGCGTTTCTGGCTGATGATGACGTCAGCAGCCAGCATTTCGCTGTTATCCTGCTCCCTGTTGACGATGGGGAAATACTTGTCCGCCAGTAGCTGACGCCCCACAATCACCACAAGGTCAGGGTCTTCCTGATACCACGGCTCAATCAGGTTGTTGGTCGCATCCATCACCAGTGCATCGAGGCTGGCATAATCACCGCCCTTACCCACGCGGATGACCTCAGAGGTGGTGCGGCCTTCCTCGTCAGTGACCTTGCTCATCACGCGAGCCGGGGCTTCATTGCGGTATTTCTGCAGCCAGCCGACCGCCACATCCTGCAGCATCGGATTGCTGCTGCGGTCAGAGGTTTCGGCACGCTTCACGCCGTTAAAACCGGCCATGATGAAATCAAGGGACTGGCGTTTGATAATGGCGTTACGGATACGGAGCTGGAAATCCTGATAACGCGCCCACAGGTCCAGCGTTTTGTAGCGGATATAAAAATCGAAGTTAATCTGGTCGCATTCGTACTTGTTTGACGCCAGCTTCGAGAAGTCCTTCGGCTGACGCTCGGTGCCACCGGCGGTGTCGGTGGTGCTGGCGATGGAGCCGGTGACACCAATACCAATTTTTTCCCCTTTCATTTCGCTGACCGGCACAATGTTGATGCGGGTCAGAAAGTCAGAGGACTCCTGCATGGTGTTCATCAGGGTCTGGGTGACCGACGGTTCAACAGTGAATTTTTTCGACACATCACCGGCATCAATGCCGTTCAGTTCGGCAACACGGGACAGGTAAGCATTAAATTTAAAGCGGGTTTCCTGGCGCATAGTTTTTCCTGAAATTAAGGGTTAATCGTGAAGGTTTTCCCGGACTGACTGACGCCGGTCAGCAGTTCGTCATCAGGCCGTCACCGCCACCACCGGTGGCCTTGCTGCGGCGCTGCTGGGTCAGACTTTCGGTGTGGTCGAGACTGTTTTTCAGGCGGGTGAATGCCTGGCTGGTTTCATCCGCCCTGTCAGTCACCGCCTGCTTAAGTGCGGAAAAGGCGGTTTCCATCTCAGCGAGGCGCTGCTCAGTGGCGCTCAGTTTTTCCTGCACATGTTCAGCAACAGCGGTCACCGCTTCATGCACGTCATTCAGACGGGCGTCATCGCTGGCCTGTTTGCGGCCAAAAATGGATTTCACCTTTTCGGTCAGGGCGGTGAACACGGTTTCAGGCAGGTCTTCAAATTCCAGCTCAACGGGCGTTGCCACTGAAATCAGGTTTTCAGGGCTTAATTTGAAGCGGTTCAGAGGGTTGTGTTTTGCCGTGCGGCAGAATTCCAGGTATTCCGTGCCGAGGCTTGCCGGGTCATCGGTGACGGCCAGCCCCACCAGATAACATTTGCCGGTGTTGGCAAAGTTCGGCTGAATTTCCATTGAGGTGTAGACCTTCTGCGCGGCCTTGTTCATCGCGATAAGGTCATCGGTCGGGGTGATTTTCGCAAACAGCGCCCATTTGCCTTTCAGCGCCGAATCATCGTCAATCTTTTCGGCCTTCAGTTCGACCACATCGCCATAACGCTTAAAAATACCGTCAGGCAGGATGCCGCGCAGATGTTCCAGGTTAATGCGGCAACCATAGACTCGCGGGTCAAAGGTTTCGGCCATTTCCTGAATATCCTGCGCACTGATGACACGCCCGTCACAGGTGTCACCCTCAACGCCGATACGAAAGAATTTTGAGACTTTTTTTGCCATTGTCAGGAGTCCTGAATAGTGATTAGAGGAGTCACATGTCGGCATCAGTTTCCCGACGATGCGCATCCTCCGCCATCAGTCCCGGATGGCTTATCACTGACACAACAGCACCTTAGCGAATCGCGGGGCGCGACTCAGTAGCCTTGCCGTGTATTCATCACGGCGAGGTATTCATGACCATCACCACAGACACCACTCTTTTACACGACCCGCGTCGTCAGGCGGCGCTGCTGTACTGGCAGGGGTTTTCCGTGCCGCAGATTGCCGCCATGTTGCAGATGAAACGCCCGACGGTGCAGAGCTGGAAACAGCGCGACGGCTGGGACAGCGTTGCCCCCATCAGCCGTGTCGAAATGAGTCTGGAAGCGCGGCTGACCCAGCTCATTATCAAACCGCAGAAAACCGGCGGTGACTTCAAGGAAATTGACCTGCTCGGACGCCAGATTGAACGACTGGCACGGGTAAACCGCTACAGCCAGACCGGCAACGAGGCAGACCTTAATCCGAACGTCGCTAACCGCAACAAAGGCGGGCGGCGCAAACCGAAAAAGAATTTTTTCAGTGACGAGGCTATCGAAAAGCTGGAGCAGATTTTCTTTGAGCAGTCTTTCGACTATCAGTTGCACTGGTATCGCGCCGGGCTTGAGCACCGCATCCGCGATATCCTGAAATCCCGCCAGATTGGCGCGACATTTTATTTTTCCCGCGAGGCGCTGCTGCGCGCCCTGAAAACCGGTCATAACCAGATTTTTCTGTCGGCCAGTAAAACGCAGGCGTATGTGTTCCGTGAATACATCATCGCCTTTGCCCGTCTGGTTGACGTTGACCTGACCGGTGACCCGATTGTCCTGGGCAATAACGGCGCAAAACTGATTTTTCTCGGCACCAACTCCAACACCGCACAGAGCCATAACGGTGACCTGTACGTCGACGAGATTTTCTGGATCCCAAATTTTCAGGTTCTGCGTAAGGTGGCATCAGGTATGGCCTCACAGAGTCACCTGCGCTCGACCTATTTCTCCACCCCGTCCACACTGGCGCACGACGCCTACCCGTTCTGGTCGGGTGAACTGTTCAACCGGGGACGCGCCAGCGCCGCCGAACGTGTGGAAATCGACGTCAGTCATAACGCCCTTGCCGGTGGGCTTCTCTGTGCGGACGGCCAGTGGCGGCAGATTGTCACCATTGAGGACGCCCTGAAAGGTGGCTGCACACTGTTCGACATTGAGCAGCTCAAACGCGAAAACAGCGCCGACGATTTTAAAAACCTGTTCATGTGTGAATTTGTTGACGACAAGGCATCGGTGTTCCCGTTCGAGGAGCTGCAACGCTGCATGGTCGACACGCTGGAAGAATGGGAAGACTATGCACCGTTTGCCGCCAATCCGTTCGGCTCCCGCCCGGTATGGATTGGTTACGACCCGTCACACCGTGGCGACAGCGCCGGATGCGTGGTGCTGGCACCGCCGGTGGTGGCCGGTGGCAAATTCAGGATACTTGAGCGTCACCAGTGGAAAGGCATGGACTTTGCCACCCAGGCTGAATCCATCCGCAAACTCACCGAAAAATATAACGTCGAATACATCGGTATTGATGCCACCGGCCTCGGTGTCGGCGTGTTCCAGCTCGTGCGCTCGTTCTATCCCGCCGCGCGCGATATCCGCTACACACCGGAAATGAAAACCGCAATGGTGCTCAAGGCAAAAGACGTTATCCGCCGTGGCTGTCTGGAATATGACGTCAGCGCCACCGACATCACCAGCTCGTTTATGGCTATCCGCAAGACCATGACCAGCAGCGGACGCAGCGCCACCTATGAGGCCAGTCGCAGCGAGGAAGCCAGCCACGCCGACCTCGCCTGGGCGACCATGCACGCCCTGTTAAATGAGCCACTCACCGCCGGTATCAGCACCCCGCTGACATCCACCATTCTGGAGTTTTACTGATGAGCAAGAAAAAAGGGAAAACACCGCAACCTGCGGTGAAAACAATGACCGCCAGCGCCCCGAAAATGGAGGCATTCACCTTTGGTGAGCCGGTGCCGGTACTCGACCGCCGTGACATTCTGGATTACGTCGAGTGCATCAGTAACGGCAGATGGTATGAGCCACCGGTCAGCTTTACCGGTCTGGCAAAAAGCCTGCGTGCTGCCGTACATCACAGCTCACCGATTTACGTCAAACGTAATATTCTGGCTTCAACGTTTATTCCGCACCCGTGGCTTTCCCAGCAGGATTTCAGCCGCTTTGTGCTGGATTTTCTGGTGTTCGGTAATGCGTTTCTGGAAAAGCGTTACAGCACCACCGGTAAGGTTATCAGGCTGGAAACCTCACCGGCAAAATATACCCGCCGTGGCGTGGAGGAGGATGTTTACTGGTGGGTGCCGTCCTTCAACGAGCCGACAGCCTTCGCGTCCGGCTCCGTGTTTCACCTGCTGGAGCCGGATATTAATCAGGAGCTGTACGGCCTGCCGGAATATCTCAGCGCCCTTAACTCTGCCTGGCTGAATGAGTCGGCCACGCTGTTCCGCCGCAAGTATTACGAAAATGGCGCACATGCTGGATACATCATGTACGTCACCGATGCCGTGCAGGATCGCAACGATATCGAAATGCTTCGCGAAAACATGGTGAAGTCGAAAGGCCGCAATAACTTTAAAAATCTGTTTCTCTATGCCCCACAGGGGAAAGCCGACGGCATTAAAATTATCCCCCTCAGTGAAGTGGCGACGAAGGACGATTTTTTTAATATCAAAAAAGCCAGCGCCGCTGACCTGCTGGACGCGCACCGCATCCCCTTTCAGTTGATGGGTGGCAAGCCGGAGAACGTCGGGTCGCTGGGTGATATTGAGAAAGTGGCAAAGGTCTTTGTCCGCAATGAGCTTATCCCGTTACAGGACAGGATCCGCGAGATAAACGACTGGCTCGGTCAGGAGGTCATCCGCTTTAAAAACTACTCACTTGACACTGACAACGGCTGAACATCGCCGCCTGCGGGCGGCTTTTTTACATCCCGTCATCACGCCCTCACCACCGCACAAAACACCCCGCAGACACACCAACGCCCCAGCAGGCCGACTAAATGCCATCACGACGCGCTGAGACGCTGAAAAAATAAAATCAGCACCACCGCCAGCGCGCAGTGCTTTCCCCGCCTCGCCCGCCCGCTTCATGGGGCGGTTTTAATGCAGTTGCATTACCATACAGAAGTACTGCCACGTCTGACAATTCATAGCTAAAATGTATAGCATATGTTGCATGCAAAATAATGCATATAAAGAATGCTTTTCACTCAATACTTCATCATACGATTTTGTTGGCTCATTTTAGAAGCCCTATTATAGCTGCAATCATACTTCCTACGCCGCCGACTGCTGCGAAAAAAGTAGCCCAAAACATTTTCTTCTGAGTGCTCAAATTCTCTCTGTACCGCAACTCATCTTTATTGAATGTAGATATTGTGTTCAGTGCCTTTCCTGTTAGCCTAAATCCACTACTTGTTTCAACAAGATCTCCATTCTGAACAAGAGAATTCAGGCATAAACGAAGCTCTTTACGCATCCTGTTTTTATCGTCATGGTATACCCATAAACTACCAGCGACTTCGGTCATTATTGAAAACTCACTAAACACAGTTTCAGCATCCCGTTCACGATACATTCTTATAATCGTTGAGAGAACAAGCATCACATCAGTTATTTCTTTTTTTTGCTGTCGATAAATATATTTTTCACGACTAAACTTTATATTTTCATAATTAGACTTCACTCTAAAAAACAACTCCCTTAAAAAGGTTAAATCATTTAAAGAGTTAAATCGCAACTCATGCGCACGGTAGTAATAAACACCAAAAAAAGAATCAGGCGTAAGCTCAGAAATATCCAAGTATGAACTTATATGAAATCTACGCTCCTCATCATCCCATTTAAAAGCCTTTATCTTCCCATCAACCAAACAGTCAAAGAGGTATTCTGTATCATTTTTATCTTTAATATATACAGAGTACATATCATACTTAATCGCGTTTTCATATAACAAACTAATACGGCCATCATCTGGCGTTCTTTTCTTATCAAACTTCTTAAGTTGGTTTATAACTTTCATAACATTCTCGCAGTGCTAATCTCATACGTAACAAATCTCGGTTCTGCCGCTCTAATAGTCAAAAAAATGCCGACACCCAATTAAATATTCAGCGTCGGCATTGTAAGATATCAATTATCTATGATTGATATCACCTTACCAGTTTTTATATCAACACGCGCAGCAATCGTCTGTTTCACCACTCCTCCATAAGCATTAGTTCCGCGAAACGTGGTTTTCACAATGGCATGCGGGTCTTTATTCAAAACCAGATGATATACCGTTGACACATGTTTATAAGATGAATCATCGTTCATATTATCTTTAATTAGTTTTTCCAATGGACGATAAGAACCATCCCAACCACTAAAATTACTCTGAAATGTATCAAGATTGATTTTATTGTTTAGTGAATTCGGGTCATTTTCATAATCATTAAAGCACCACCCAAGAACATCACCGAGTTTCAACTCATCATCTTTGGTAAATGTATACTCACTCATGCAGGCATAAAACGCATCTGACGCGGTGGCTGGAACTTCCTTAAAATCAATGTAACTATTCACAATATCGTGTCGTGTTTTCTTTGACTCGTTCCGATATTCCTTGAGTGTTTTTTCACCATATTCGAATGTTTTTTGGACTTTGTGTTCTGCAACGGTTGATGTTTCAGTTTTAGCAACTGGCTGGCTTTTTTCTGTTGGATAGAGTATTGAACCAATTATGCTCAATACAAAACCTCCTCCGAGATAAACCGCACTTGCACGTTTGCGGTTTGGCATTCGCACCAGTGATGGCTTGATTAACCCGATGAAGAAAGCAACGAAAAAAGCGAGTGATAGAAAAGCGATTATAGTATCCATAGCTATCCTTTTTACATCATCCACATAAAAAATCGACCTCATGTTAGCAACAGGATGCTTACTTTTGAATATTTGTAAGTTGTTAGCTCTCCAACCTAACTCCTTTCAACCGTCAAAAACCGGCACCAACGCAGTAAAAATATGTCTGTCAACTAACGCCTCGCTTCGCTCGTTGTTCAACCCCGCCAGCCCTGAAAACAAGTTTCACGACTGGCGGCGTTCTCTATCGTCTTCGTGGTGGTGGCGCAACTCTGGACTGACCGATATAGTTAAGCTGCCCGTAATTATCCCGTACTATTTCGGCACACCCGACCAGCTCATCCGGCGTCAGATTTTCGTTGACCATAATCCGCTGTAAACGCTGAACAATAGCCATCAGCTTGATATTTTTAGTTTTATGGTGCGGTATCTCGCCTGGTATTCTGTGCATTATCCAAGCCACCCGTTTTGCTGTGCACGCTCCATCTGTTCATCTGAATAGTTCCATGCTCCATCCGTGGCAACCATTGCCCCGCCAGACATCCCCGTCTCTGGTTCATACATAACAGCAAGGCCGAGCTGATGCATAATTTCATGATTAATTCTGAATACCAGACCACGCTCACTAAGTTCTTTCCAGTTCACAATCTCACATGCGCCTGTATTAAGCCGCTCAATACTTAGCAAGACATAATCTTCCAGCCAGTCTGACAGGTCAGTAACATCTGTTATCCGGGCTTCAACCTTTCGCCCCGTATACACACCCTGCACCCATTCATGCAAAATCAACGTGTCCCCGCGCTCATAATTACGGTCATTTTTCCGGAACTCTGCACGTTTCTTTCCTTCCAGCACAAGGTCGAAATATTTCGCGTGCAGCTTTACCTCGTGAATTTTTGCCATTATGTCCACTCCATTACTGTTGAGAATCCCGGCCACTCATCAGCGACCGGATACGTGAATTTTTTCCCGTCATAATTTACGGTCGCTCCACGCGCCAGCGCCTCAAGCTCCCATCGCTGAGGCCTGATACCGTTCTGAGCAAGGTCAACGCGGATACGGGTAATTTGCATTCTTTCCGACCGGGTCAGTCTGGCCGATGGTGCAATTTCATGTGGTTTTAACGGGCTTCCGTTTCTTTGCTGACGGTTTTGCGTTCTCCGACCGTGTTTTAATGCGCCCCTGAGCGCCCTCACAACCTCCGGGTCATTCCATTCTATAACCCCGTCATCAACCAGATTAAGCACTGCTGCAGCGTGCTCAGACGGTGTGGGAGCCTGTAATGAAGTATCACCACCGGTGAGCTTTCCACAGTTATTGACAGGACTCCGAGGCGCGGCGATGCCGCTTATTAAAGTCAAAGGCTCAACGACCGGAACTTTCGGCACAATGCGCCAGTCCGTCGTTCTGGTGATATGAATATGACGCGCGCCGAGATGCGGCGCGTAAATGCCGACCACTCTCTCGACTTCTTCCTCATACTCGTTAACGTCATCCGACGGGCTACGGGCGACCCTGACAGTCTGACAATCGCGCGGGACATTTGCCCCACCCTGCGCGCTGATATACAACGCAAAATCACCACTGTCTGCGGCGGCGCGTGCAGCCTCGACGCGTTCGTCAAACTCATCAGCAATGCTGACGCCGTGAGGCAATTTGCGTAGTTCACGGTAAGCCCCCATTGTCGGCAGGCCAACCGTTTTAAATTGCGGAATGCGCCACGTTGACGCCCATGCGGTAACAGCCGCAGCAGTATCTTTCAGCGGCCTGCCAGTATCGTTATCGAGCTGACCATCCAGTGCATAGCCGTCGATGTTTTTTGAGATGTATTTCGCGATATATCCCGCAGCACCGCCCCGGTTAAGGTGCTTTGCCTGAAAACGGTTTCGCGCAGCGCCTCTTTCGTCACTATCCTCTTTGAGCGCATAGCGACGCATGATTTCGATAATCTGGTTACGCTGGCATGGATTACAAAAAAGCATCATATGCCAGTGCGGCGTTCCGTCGTGGTGTGGCTCGACGACACGCAAACCGTAGACCTGTAAATCATTATCCTTGAATGCCGTGCGCATCAGGCTCCAGATACGGCAGAGATAACGCTGCGCATCCTTTGGATTAAATGCCTCATCGTTCCAGCCGTGATTAAGCTGAACGGTTTTACTTTCGCCTTTTCCGACCTGACGTGTCGGGTGATACTTTGACGGCGCGGTCAGCGTGATAAACATCCCCACATCACCCTCTGCGGCGGCGTAACGCTCAATACCGGCAATGGTGTTCATCAGCTCCATCCGGCGAATTTCAGGATTAGAAATACTGCCCATCACCTTACTGATAAGGTCGATGCGCTCGCCGGTTTCCCTGTTTTCAAGGTCACACGATTTAAGAAATTCCAGATTTGCCTGGCGGCGCGCACGCACATCACGAATGGCATGTTTACTGGCATAAGGAGAACGGTCTTTATTGACCTCCCCGACAGCTATCAGTAACGCTTCATGCCAGCGCATACGCTGGCCTTTAAGCTGATGAGTCCACCACTCATCGTTAAACAGACGGGCAATGGCAGAATATGCCTGCCTCGTGGTCATCTGTCCTTTACGGTATTTTTTCCAGTAAAGCGGGGAAATATTGAAAGCACGTGCAGCGCCAGCAACATGACCATACAGATGCGCCTGCGCCTCATCCGTAAACAGCGATTCTTTTTCGCCATGCGCATCCACCCAGGCATCGCAGAGTTCCTCATACATCATGAAAAGCTGCGATGAGATACGGGCGGCAAACTTTTTCAGCTCCTTGTCATTCATCCCCGGCAGACGCGCATAGTGGTCACGCTCAGCCAGAAACAGCATCGACGCGTCGGTGTTCATTTCATGGCGCTGATTCACACGCTCAATGCGCGGCCATAAACGACGCTGAAAAGTGGATGTGAGGAAATAAAACCCGTGCACCGGGCTTTTATTGCGCCGGATGTAGTCATAGCGTGACGTAAACAGCGAGCGCAAAAAGTAAGGCAGGCGGTTAATCGTGGATAAAACACCTTGCACCTGACGCATCTCGTCACGTGTAAGGGGTCTTTCGCGCCCGACAGCCTCGCGTGGCGCGTTCCATGCATAAGCACCGGTAAACGCCTTACCGGTGCCTGCGGCAAACGCAGACGGAGGTACGCAGGTGTATTGCTCCTGGAAAGAATGACTCATTCACATACACCGGCATAGACACTACTGCAAACGGCTTTATCATTCGCCGAAGCCAGTAAATCAAACTGAGTACCCCCACGCGTTGTCATTGTCCAGTCATGGTAGGTTTCTATTCCGTATGCCTCGACTGTTACAATCTCAATACGACGTTCTGCGCGTAGCGGATCATGTGTGGATGGGAAAAAAGTGGAATTTCCCCGACGGGAGCACGACGCAACCAGTCGTTCCCATTCAGCAACCCGTTTTATTTCCTCCGGCCACCGGCGAAAAATTTCTGCCAGTTCAGATTTACGGACATGAATACATGGCATACAACCAACACGGCCACACCCCTGCTGATATAACGGATTTGGCTTAATGTCATGTCTTCTGGCTATTGCAAATACATCTTCATGCTTCCAGTGCAAAATCGGGCGATATACATGCAATCCGGGGGTGTTGTCTGCATCCTCTTCCCAGACAGGTAAAGCAGCGCGTGATGGCGATTCCTGAGCACGCACTCCCTGCCAGCTAATCACTTCCTCAAATTCATTGAGTAAAGGCAATATTACCTGAGAACGCACGGGCTCATGTTTCAGTTCAAATGTGCAAAATCTGGCTTTGGTTGATGGGAAACGCCCCTTCCACAGACACAAATCAAGAAACGGGATACCCGTTGGTTTGAGAATTTCCAGCGCACAACTGATGCGCTGGTGCGCTTCTTCTTCCGACATTCCACAATCGTTAACCAACAAATCAGGCCATTTGGTCTGGATAAACTTGCGCTTTGATTCAATCCGGCAGGAAAAATCAGCCCTGACCCTTTTAATTGGGCCAAGCCGTTTTTCCAGATAATCCAGATATTTCATTGTCTGTGGATGTTCATGTCCCGTATCAGCAAAAACCGGCAATATGGGTACATTTTCTTCAATAGCGACAAGCCACTGAGCAAGGCTGTCCTTTCCACCTGAAACAAAAATAACATTGATGGTATTTTCAGTATGGCAACGAGCATCAGTAATCATTCAGACGCTCCTCTGGAGAACGCCTCTGAACAACGCTTGCTGAGTTGCTCAACCTGCGCGTTTAAATCAGCAAAAGACTTTGCGCTTCCGGTCAGAATATCGTGATGCATCAGGCCGGAAACGAGCTGGCTTAATTTCGGATAATAACCAACCACCGCCAGCCATTCCTGACCGGCGTTTTTACCGCTTTCCGCTCTCTTTTTCTCGTGGAGAATAAACTGAAAGCTGTCACTGGTAACGACATAACGTTCGCCAATTTCAATACGAATACTCATGCCATTCTCCGGTAATGCTTGTTTTTTGCTTCAAAGACTGACTGGCAGGAAACACAACGCGTGGCTGACGGATAAGCTGCACGACGGGCAGCAGGTATTGGCGCGTCACACTCTTCGCAAACCAGCGCAGAAACACCGCAATGCTTTCCCCTTGCCGCGTTAATCTGGCGCTCCAGTAATTCAGCCTGTTGTTCCTGAATAAAATCTACGTTGTCCGGCATTACCAGCTCCTTTTGTCGTTCAGCTTCTTAAATTCATCAGCGCAATAGCTGGCGATTTCTGTCGTTAATTTTGTCAGTTCATCCACGGATGAAATTTGCTTATGAAATACAGCGCGTTTAACAAGTAAATTGACCACATCAGACAGGAGATTTAATTCGTTCTGATAAATCGCGAAAACAGATTCAGTTATTTCGCGTTTTTCTTTATCAAGACCAAGTTGAATAAGAGACAAATCGCCATTTTTCATAACGGCGATTTTTAAGGCGTTATTCAGTAATACAACTGAATGAGAACAGGACATCAAAGCACCTCCCCGCGAGATAATCCGATATTGTGAAATTTTTCCGACTCCTGACTGAGCAGCTCGACTATCTCCACGCGGGATAACTCCGCCTTTGTGATGTGGCGAATCATGGCGTCAAGATGAGAAGAAAAGCGCGTCGCAGCGTCGGCCTGTGCTTCGGTTCTGGCCTGTTGCAGCAGTAATGCGTATATACCGCACTGATTTTCAGAAACTGTATGCATGACTTTCTCCAGGCAAAAAGAAGCCCCGCACGATTAAATGCGTTAAAAACTCTGGTTAATTATTTAATGCAGATATTGCTCTGGTTTTACCGACGTCAGAATTGTCGGTGCGTACTCAAACAGGCTGAATAATTCACGTAATGCACGGAATAAAGCATCACGCCAGTAACATGATTCTTCATTAATTCGCCAGTATGGCTGGTTGAATTCTTTTTCAGTCAATCCGGCATGCATAAATAAAGTACGACGCTGACTGACTGTTAAAAAACTAATATATGCATACTCACTTGCGCCAACCTGACGGCGTTTTGAGAATGCCCCACGCAATTCATCAATTGCACAAACCAGCCGTTCACGTTCGACGTCGTTCATTTCTTCAAAACGCATCGTTGCGTGACGCTGTTTTAACTGCGCATGAAAGCAAACCGTTAACCGTTCGCGCTCCATCATCTGATTATAATAATC